ACTTGCCCCTTGTTGGAAGCCAAAAAGGGGCAAGTGCGTTTGAGTATCACAAGACCGAAGGACTAACGACACGATATTTTAAATCTATATGAAATTAATTGCGCTCAATGGAGCTAAAACAGTTGGTAAAACAACAATCGCCAAGGCACTACAATTTCGAAGTAGAGATGTTAAAATTTTATCCTTTGCGACCCCTTTACGTGCAATGCTTAACGCAATAGGTGTTGAGGATCGATATTTGAATTTAGATAAAGAGGAGCCGGTCCCCGGTCTTGGAAAGTCAGCTAGGGACATGCTTTGCACTCTGGGCACTGAGTGGGGCCGAGGAATGGTCAATGAGTCAATTTGGCTTTGGGCTATGGGCAGACAAATTGACGAGCTGGTTTACAACTCCAAGAGACCAGATGATTTAATTATAGTCATAGATGATTGTAGGTTTCCAAATGAGGCCGACTGGGTTAAGTGTAGTGGGGGGAAGGTTGTTTGTTTGTTTCGGGACGGGATTGAATATACAAAAGGCCACGACAGTGAATTGCCACTGCCTGAGAATTTGATAGATTACAAACTTGATGCGGGTGACATTCAAAATTCTGTAAATATAATCCTTCCAATTTAACCTTTTATAGTTTAAACATTCTGTATGCCAAACGATGCCTACAGCGAAGCAATTAAAGAGGCTTATGCCTCCGCCCCAACGGACATAGTCATAATTGATACACTTGAGATAAGTCACCCCTCTTTACCTGGGGGGACTATGTGGTTATCAAAAACCCTGGTTGACTACACTTTAACACTTGAGGATGGAGTAACCAATCAGCTCTTCGGCGCAACTGGTTTTGAATTTAAACTGCCAGCGGCGGGGGAGAATGGTCTTCAGGAGCTAGACATTGTGATAGACAATGTTGATAGGCGTGTCAGTGAGTTCATGAATGCGGTAAAAGACTCAAAGGATCCCGTCAAGCTCACCTACCGACCGTACTTGTCTACAGATTTAACCGCACCACAGTTGGACCCCCCTTTGGTTCTGAATGTAACGGATGTCAAAGCAGACGTATTTAAAGTGACTGCAAGAGCGACATTCGCCGACCTTTTAAATAAGAAGCACCCACTACAGATGTACACCAGAGCGAGGTTTCCAAGCTTGGGGGGCTCATAGAGGAATGGACAAGCACTGGGCAATTGATTATATAGGTTTACCTTGGGTAGCCGGGGGAGTAGGACCCGATGAGTTTGATTGCTGGGGCCTAGTTATAGATGTTTACTCAAAATTCAAGGGTGTAGAACTACCCAGAATGGCTGGTGTTGATCGGAGGAACCCTGTGGACATCTATAAAGAGATATTAAAATACAGAAAATTAGAGTCTGTAACCAACATGGGGTTTTATGAAGTTACTCAACCACAAGAGTTTGACATAGCATTACTTGGCAGATCTAATAACTGCCATCATGTTGGGGTATTTACAGATGGCTCCGGTAGTGGTATTGTACATTGCGCTGAAGCTTCGGGGGTAGTATTTGAAACCAGGTCCCAACTTAAAATTGAAAGGTACAACAAAATATTCTATTACAGATATGGCCAAAGCGATACACATAACTAATCCCTTCTCGAAAAAAATCGAAACAATCTTTGATTTCGAGAAAAACGAGACCGTTTTGGATGCAGCTGCGAAGTTGTACGGGGATGGTAATGCTGACTTTGTAGTTCCAACAATTTGCATAGTCGGTGACAAACCATTATTGAGAAAAGAGTGGGTGTCTTATATACCAGAGGACTCCGAGGTTGTAAGCTTTGTTGCAGTGACTGGAAATCCCGTTGTCTACATAATCATAGCCGTCGTTGTTTCTATTGCGGTCAGTTTGTTAATGGTTGTGACACCCCCCAAAATGGGGTCGATACCTGAACCTGACCCTGTGTTCACCCTACGGGGCCAAACTAATAAAGTAAAGCTGGGTGATCCAATTGAAGACCACTATGGTCGTGTCAGAATTTTCCCTTCATACGCCGCCATATCTTATAACAAGTACATAGACAATGAACAGTATCTGTATTCTTTGTTTTGTCTTGGTCAAGGCGAGTTCGAAATTGAGAATGTATTTGTTGAGGATACCAATATCAATAACTTTGACGATACTGAGTATGTAGTCTACGAGCCAGGTGAAACAGTTGATTTGTTTAGGGACAATGTTGAAACTTCTAACGAGGTTGCTGGGATTGAAATGTTTGGTCCCAATGAGCCTGAATATGACAGTTGGGTTGGACCCTTCGCCGCTGGTGGGCCACAAAGTTCATCTGACATCATTGAAGTTGATGTCATTATCCCACAGGGCCTAAACTATTCAAACGATGAGGGCGGGCTAGATAGCCGTACTGTAACTGCATCGTTTCAATATCGGCAAATTGATCAAAATGGTGACCCGGTTGGGAATTGGCTAGTATTAAGTGAGTTCTCAAAGACATTGAGAACTGTGACTCCACAAAGATACACCCTGACGAAGGTAGTACCTTCCGGCAGATATGAGGTTCGGGCCAGAAGAACTAATAACAAGGACACAAACTTCCGCGCAAACAATACTGTCAAGTGGGAGAGTCTCAGAGCTTTTTTGCCAAATGTTGGCAACTATGGTGACGTAACATTGTTGGCTATAAGAGCACGGGCTAGTAATAACTTTAATGATAGCTCAAGAAGCCAGATCAATTTGTTTGCAACTCGTAAACTGCCAATCTGGAACGGTGTACAATGGTCCAACCCTGTCGCAACTCGGTCAGCCGTTTGGGCCATGGCCAACATCTTTAGGTCAATCTATGGAGGCAACGTCACTGAAGATAAGTTCTTCGATCTTGATGATTTCCTTTTAAAGGATCAACAGCTTAACGCAGAAGGCAGAACTTTCGACTGGACCTTTGATACTAGAGGGACCGTCTGGGAGGATGCCGCAATGGTTTGTAGAGCTGTTCGTGGAAGGCCACTCTTGAGGGGCTCGATTATAACAATCGCTTTAGAGAGATCAAAAACAATACCAACGGCTGTTTTTGGCCCAAACAATATTGTAAGCGGCTCACTTGAATGGGACATAAAAATCTACAATCAGAACGAGTACGATGGTATCGAGGCGGAGTACGTTGATCCCATAACTTGGAAATCAGAAGTCCTGGTGTGTGCGTTGCCAGATTCTGGTGCGGATTACCTAGAGCCAATGAAGTTCCCTGGTATCACCAACAGGGACATTGCTTATCGCGAAGGTATGTACGAGGAAAGTAAGCGAAGGTACAATAGAGAGAATGTAACCTTCTCGACTGGACTTGAGGGTCACATACCAACTTGGGGTGACTTGATACTTGTTCAGCATGATTTACCAAAGTGGGGTCAAGGCGGCAGGTTGTTAGCTTTCCAGGGTTTAGTACTACAACTTGATAGTGAGGTTACCTTCACAACTGGTGAGGTTCACCAAGTGGTATTGAAAGATAAAACAGGTGCTGCCTCTGGGCCGCACATAGTAACAGAAGTAGTCGGTGACCCTTATAAAGTTGAGCTCCAAAGTCCTATAGACTTAAGCGTCTTTGATTTTTCTAGTACACATGAGCTACCAATCTTTGCATTTGGTGTGCAGAACCTTGAAGGCAAACTTTTAACCGTTGTTGATGTTTCAACCAATGGTGAAGAAGAAATCTCGATAACCGGGGTCAACTATGACTCTAGAGTTTTTTACTACGACACACAATCCCCTGCACCTCCGCTACCTGGCCCGAGTGTAATCGACTCATGGAGCCTTCCCAAGGTCAATGGCCTTGGCTACAGTTTAAGCAATGATGCAAGTCGTGTCACGATACTCTGGAACGCAATTCGATCCGCGAGATTGTTCATTGTCCAGTGGTCTGATAATTTAACAACATACATTGATTCGGTAGAGGTTACTGACAATACTCTCACATTGGATGTACCTTACACCCCAATGTATATCCGTGTAGCTGCCGTAACTGATTTAGGTCAAGGACCGTGGTCAGGTGTTACTTTGTCACAAAGTGCTACGGAGGCCGCGGTTCCAGTTCTCCCATCCAATGTAACTGTTGTTTCTGGCTATGGCTCGTTGCAAGTATACTGGGATACCCAAGCTGGTGCAGACTTCTATGAAATTTCAGCTAAACCATTTGCAAATGATGCACCATCAGCAGATGCCATAAGTGAGATAAACAATTACTTACTAGTTGGGCTGGGTGGTAATGAACTAATATATTTCCGAGTTAGAGCCGTCAAAACACTAACAACTGGGACACTGCTTTATTCCGCTTGGTCAAACCCTGTTGAGGGTACGACTAATGTCGTTATAGGTCAAAATTACTACGGACCAACCGCACCACCAGACCCTGGTGGGGTTTCAGCGGAAGGTGCAATTTGGTTTGATACTAACGATGGTAATAGAATGTACCGTTGGAGCGGCTCCGCTTGGGTAGACGTTCAAAAAGTCTTGGAGGCGGATGACTTCGGTCTTGGTATCCGTCCAATTCAGATTGTATCGGCACTCCCAATACTGCCAGATAGTGATTACCCTGATGGCTCACAGGTAACTTTGACCACAGATGACTACAGACTGTACCGTAACAACGGTGGCACCTGGGACTACTCAGTAAATACAGAACAGATCGACAACGGCGCGATCACCACCATTAAGATCGAAGATGATGCAATCACCACCATTAAGATCGAAGATGATGCAATCACCAATATCAAGATTATAGATGGTGCCGTTGTAGCGGGTAAGATTGCGGATGATGCTGTAGTTGCAGCTAACATCGTCAATGGAGAAATCATAGCTGGTAAACTCGGAGATAGTGCTGTAACGGCTGGCTCTATTGCGACTGATGCTGTAACTGCGGATAAGATCTTAGCTAATTCTATCACAGCCACTAAGATTGATGCCGATGCTGTAACTGCCGATAAGATTGCGGCTAATGCTGTTACAACAAGTAAACTTTTGGTCAGTGGCCGTGGCGCGGCTCTTAATGCTGATCCAGGATGCCAAGACTCTTCGGCGTGGGTTAAATATCCTAATAGTTTATCGAATGCAACTTTTACGACTATCACTGATGGTTTAGTAGGTAACAATGTAATAAGAGGTTCAAACAGGGCATGGTATAACGGGGACGATCGTTTGCCATTCGACCCAAACAAAACGTATCGTATCCGTGGTGTAGTTAGAAGGTCTTCCGCCACCGCTGATGGGACATGCTACCTTGGGGTCGCATTGTTTGATTCTAATGGCACCAACATAAGTGGCAATGGCACCCAGTGGTTTTATGCAGGTGGTGGGAGTTTTCTCCCTGGTACTGATTTTACACTTCGCTCCGATGAGTTTGGCTTTGATACGACCGAAACCTTCCCAGCCAATGCCAGAACGATGGCACCTTTAATTATTCTCAGTTATAATGCTACTACTGGATACATGGAGGCCCAAGATATTCGTATAGAAGAGAAAATCAATGGTGAGTTGATAGTGGACGGGGCGATTACTGCCGATAAGATTGAGGCTAATGCCGTTACTGCCGATAAGATTGAGGCTAATGCCGTTACTGCCGATAAGATCTTAGCTAATTCCGTAACTGCCGATAAGATCTTAGCTAATTCCGTAACTGCCGATAAGATTGCAGCTAATAGTATAACTGCATCAAAACTTACACTTGGTGGGACTACTGGTAACATTGTAGGAACCTCTAACCTGACCGATTATTCCTACTGGACTCTTGTACAGGGTACAAATTTAACTTTTCAAAACCCTTCCAATCCGGTCACTTGGAATTCTACTAAGGTTGCCAAGTTGGGCGACAATGCAAATGTTATAGTTGTAGACGGCAAAACTTTCGAGGTTGAGCCAGGTGATGTAATAAGTGCAAGATACAAAGCATATATAAATTCCGGCACTGCGGGGACTGTATATATGGACATTAAGTACTCCCAGAATGAAGATTTCACTGGTACCTTATCGTACGGTTACTTCTCAAATGGGTATATCCCATATAATGTTCTTACAACTGTCGAAGGTAAAGCTGCACCAGTCCCCACCGGTTACAGATTTGCAAAAATCAGGATGGTCAAACTTGATAATGGCCCACTCCGTGCATACTTTGGGGACACATATTTTAAAAAAGCTATAGACACGCGCTTGATAGTAGACGGAGCTATTGAAGCTTCCCAAATTTCAGCGGGTGCAATCACCGCCGATGCGATAGGTACCAACGAGATTGTTGCTAGCCTGGCCAACTTGTCCCAGGCTGTGATTGATGATCTATCTGTTGGAAGTATATCTGCGGGTGACATCACAACGGGTACAATTGACTCCGCTGTGTTTAACCTGAATGGCACTGGTGGTGTGATTAAATCTGATAACTTTAACGCAACAAATCTTACAGGGTTCCAGATTCGGGGCAACGGTGACGCGCAGTTTAATGATGTAGTCATGAACAATGGTGTATTCCACGGTCGAATTGAGGGCAGTCAGATTGTGGTTGATAATGATGTTTACCTTTATCGTAGCGATGCTCTAACGAAACCTGCGGTGCCTACTTTATATAAACATGAGATAGCTTCTTTTTCCCGCGTTAGTCCTGTGCTAACAATATACGCTTGGAATGCTCCGGGAGCTACCACAGAAAATCGGTTTATCAAATCAAGCCCAAAGGTAGTCCTTACTGGTTCCTGTACTGGAGAGGGGAGTAATGGATTTCTACTACAACGGAATTTGAATGGGGCTGGTTGGGTTACAATCTATACAGGACAAACTTTAACGGTACGCTACCGCGCTGGGGATGGTTTTGATGAAGCTTCAATTGGATCATTAACCTACATTGATTCTGTGCCCGGACAGTCAGGAACCGAATACGTAAAATATCGGACATATAACAATTGGGAGCAAGATAATTTATCGATATCTTTACAAATCAGCAACTGGTAAAAAAAATTATGGCACTACTAAAAACACACACATTAGAAAATGGTATCCCCATTGAATACTGGGCAGTCAAACAGTCCACTGAGTTTGATTATCACGCTCAGGTCTGCCGCTTGTGGATTCTAGCATGGATCAGTAAAGCAACCAGGGACGGTGGCTCAGGATACGTACACCAGGCGACCCGTGATTACTATGTTAGCGTTGAAGACTTCAACACCTACTTCTCCGACGAGGTTCTTAAGCAAGAAGGTAATTCATTTAACTCCCAGGCTTATGCATACATCTTGGCAAATGATCCATTCTTTGCGGACGCTGTTGAAATCTAAACTCTTGCGAGATCTTGCAGATTTTTAACAGCGGCCAGGAAACCATCCTGGCCCTCGCCACGTGCCCTGAGAGACTCGAGGACTGCGTCATCTACAGTCCCAGTGCAGACAATCCTCACAACCCTTGTCTCTTCTTTTTGACCGGTTCTTGCAAGACGGGCGTTGAACTGATCATACAGTTCCCTCGACCAGGTCGGTGAAAACCAAACCGCTATACGGCCACCGTCCTGCAACCGATCAACACCATGTCCGATTGATCGGGGATCGGCTACAAGCATGGGTATCTTACCGGCGACCCACCTATCAAGGGTATCTTCACGAAATAGCTCAGCCCCCTTGCAGGATTTCAAGATTCTTGACTGCTCATGCTTGAAGGCAGTGGCCACTAGGATGGGCCCAGGGTTGTCCTTTTGAAACTTCTTTAGTGCTTTGATCTTGTTGTCATGGACTAGGCCGACAGAACGATTCTCATCGTATACAGCCCCAGAGGTTACCTGTAAAAGTTTGTTCATTTTCACCGCAGCATTTACCGCCACCACTTCTTTCCCATCCTCCAGCTCGGCCAGGAACTCCTTCTGGAGTTCTTTGTATATCTTGGCCGCCTCCTTTGGCAAAGAAACCTCAATGTCCTCAACGCTTGTTGGGGGTATGTCTAGCCAATCCTCGGACCTAAGTACCAAAGAGAGATCGGAAAGCTTCCCGGTTACAACCTCATCAGCCCCGGGACGTGCTAGCCATTTTGGGAACTGTGAAAAAGCATTGTCAGGTTTTAGATAAGCCTGGCGAAACCCATAGAATGATTTGCCCAAAAGATCGCCGCCATCTAGAAGGCGGATTTGAGAGAAAAGATCAATGATACCATTCGGTCTTGGGGTGCCGGTAAGGCCCCAGTGGCGGTCAAACAAATCCCTGTACTTGCGGATGGTGTTTATCCGTTTGCTGCTATGTGATTTAGCCTTAGAGAGCTCGTCCCATATGATGGTGTCCACTGGCATGTCTTCTTTGTTAACGCCCTCAAGGCAAGACTTACAGAATTGTGGTATCCTTTCGTAGTTGAGCAAATAGATATCAGCGGAGCCATCCTTCCATGCTTGCATACCCTCCCTGGTTCTCAGCAACGCAACCCTCATCCATTTAAACTTATCCCACTTCTGGATTTCATAAGGCCAAGTTAACACTGACACTCTAAGGGGTGCCACAATTAGCGCACCCTTTGTGGCACCCTCACAAAAAAGATCGTCCAGTGCCGAGAGTGTCATTGATGACTTGCCCAACCCCATCCCGGCAAAGAGTGCGGCTACATTCCGATCTTTCAACCATTTGATTCCTATGTCTTGGTGTTTAAGGGGCTGGAATTGCATCTGATATTCTCACTATTCTTTCTTTCTGACTACGGGTAAAGGACCTAAGAGTGTCCATCTTTTTAACGAACTTACGATCTTCTCTGCTCATCAACTTGTAGAACTTAGGCTTCTTAAGCCTATAAAGCACAGACTTTAATTCAAAAAAGTTTGGTGGGTTCTTCATTTGCAAATTGAATCAATGAGAAGCTTCCCCGAAATAACATCGTCACACCAAGCAGCGTTGGCGTTGTTTTCTTTCAGCTTATTAATTTCACGAAGTTGAAGTTTAGTTGGCTTTTTACCTGGGGCTTTAAGCTCAAGAAAAAGAACCTCCCCTGATGGTGATATTACTATTCTATCCGGTACACCCCTGTTGCTCGGAGATGAAAACTTATAGTATATGCAACCTCTCGATTTGGCGTAACTACCTATTTTCTTCTCAACTTCCTTTTCAAGCATAGGACAAAGTAACCGGTATCATTTGTTTCTTGGGATTAGATTCTATAATCTTCCCCATGATAATGACCCGCTCCGCCTTTTGCAAACGGATTATAAATTTATTGATCATTGGGGAGCGTGGTCTCTTCCTTTCGAGTTCAATAAGGATTAACTTTTTTAGGTCTTCCGCTGATGGTGGATTGCTAGAAAGAGCGGAATTCATTGCATTCCAGCAGTTTAAATAACCCGCGCTTTTCAAGCGCAGTCTGTCCTCTTGAGTAACCTCAGGAGTTTCCGGGAATGGTTTAAAATTTTTCATGGTACATATAATAAATGGTTTTTAATCTTTTTAGTCAAGGTTTAGTCTTTGCGATAGAATGGCACCTCAGAACCCTCCGCTTCAATTGGCAGACCGTCCGCCCATTCTGGTAAATCACATAGTATCTCACAGAACTCTTCGATGCTTTGACCAGGCTTGATCTTGGCAAGGGCCTGGTCGTGAACCAGCATGAATATCTCATAGCCTTTGGCCTGTGCCTTCACAGCACCGTTTGACATAACGTCACCGGCCACGGCTTGAGTTGCATTCTCTAAAAGCTTACCACCATAGGTTGATACCCAGCCCCACATGTTGGACTTACCCGGCACCTTACCCCAGAATACTATCTCTTGGCTCTTGTAAGTGTCCCCCTTGTAAGTCTTCTCGACCATATCCAACCGAGCTCTTGGATAGATCAAGCAGTGGCCACTTGGTACACGCATTATTAGAGCGGGGAAACCACACTCATTGCCGTAGCAAAATACTACCTTGTCAGTGCCATTGAACTTAGTCCCTGGAGCCTTGATAGCGGCCTTGGCAGCTTCATTGATTGACTTCCAAGATGCTGAGACCCTGTTGTTTACCTTTCGGAAAGTTTTGATTGCGCGGCTGGCTAGGTCTGTGCTGACATTTTGTCCATATGCCTCGCAAGTACCCTTGAACTTGTCCTCGCCCATGCCGAAACCGCAACCTAGGACCGCTTGCTTGCCAACAAACCTTTGTTCTTTGGTGACCTCCTCGGGCTCTATGCCAAAGATGTGTGATGACATAACCTTGTAGATATCTTTATTGGCCCTGAATAGATCAAGGCTATCCTCCTGATCACAGAGCCAGCAAACGATCCTAGCCTCAATAGATGCGTAGTCAGCGTCAAAGAATCCACGCTCCCCCTTGGGCTGAATGAAATGCCTTATACAAGATGCAATTGCAAGAAGCGGGTTGTCATAAAGCATCTCTAAGGTGTCTAACTCGAGTGCACCAGAACAAAGAGTACTGTAAAAATTTTCAGTGTCTTTGATTTCAGGCCGTTTAAAGTTTTGTGGCTGGATAATTCTGCCAGCCCATCTGTGCGTCCTTTCGGCACCGGACCACATGAGTGCACCACGGACGTGCCCATCTGAGTTAGCCGCCGACAACATGGTTGGTATCTTTTTTAGAGCTGCGAAGCCTAGAAGTGATCGCATCTTTAAAGCTTCATATGCAATCGGTTCCATTCCGATTGCCTTAGGGTCAGTTCCCAAAACACCTGAGACCGTTGCAACCTGTAGGTTCTTACCAGGATATCCCTTGGACTGGAGCCACTCAACAAATTTTATTGTTTGAGTTGGTCTAAGGCCAACGATTTTCTCAAACTTTACCGAAAGCTTTTCGTTAAATTCATTTACTAGTTTGTCTGTAAACAAAAGACCGTCTACGTTTACTGGCACACCACGGTCGTTCATTTTTGCATCAAACAAAAATCCTTCTAGCGGATCACCTTTAAGATCAAACTTCTTTAAAGCTTTGTGGACCTTCTGTTCGGTCCGGACATCCTGGAGACAGTAGTATCCGAAATCTTTAAACTCATCGGGTCTATCCTCAGGCATCAATCTAAGACCTTTGTTTTCACCCGTTGAAGCTGGGATGCTAAACATACGAATAAGCTTCATACCGGAAGTGTCCTTTAACTCGTCAAGACCTAGGAAGGAAGCGCACTTTGCAAGGCTTGAGGGTATTGCGGCACGTCGAGCCATGGAAGCCGTACAACGCCATTGTGTTACATCAGGTACAGGTAAAGAGAATGTCTTAGTCCAATTGTACTTAGAGATGGCATTTTCAAATTGTGAATTGTGTGCATAGATCAAGGCATCCTTGTTTTCAGATACCTCACGCAAGAGTTTCAATGCTGGTGCATTTTCTTTCTCACTTGCATTTACTGACCAAAGTACGGGCTCTGAATCCCCCTCCGCAATAGCGCAGAGGAGGATCTTAGTTGAGGGGTCTTCAGCATACCTATAAGCACCATACTTTTTAAGGTCAGCACAACTGAAGGTCTCAAAGTCTAAATGGTATAAAGCCATATTAAACGTCCAGCAAATAGAAAGCTTGGTCTAGGTATTTGTCATACCCACTTTTATCACCGGATGCCTTAGCAAGACCCTTTGCCACCGAAGATACCATGTCATCAAAGTCACAGTGCAGTGGGGTTCTTGCAATTATTTTTGAGGCTGTTTCGATTTCAAGATAGTTACCGACCTCCTGAGCTAGGCCATGGTTGTCATTCAGTAGCTCCGCTATTTCTAATCCTTTATTAATTATGTTCATAACTGTTAAACGTTTTTAGGTTTGAAGTGTTAAAAAATGCCCTCCTCGATTTGAGGAGGGCAAAGTTTATAGATACTAATCGAGCATTGAATCGGAATCATCTTCGATATCATCGAAGACAGAACCAACGTCTACACGAGCTTCACCGAATGGGTCGCCATCCTTGACAAACTGTACGGCCAAGAGGTTTGCGTTGATACGCTTACCAAACTTGTTGTTTTGTGCCCACAGTGTAATAACTGCGTTAACATAACACCCAGGGTACATTTTGTTGTCATCCTCAGTCAATGGAACGGACTTAATCTTGTCCACAATCTGAGGTCGGTTTTTGTTTGATGCGGATACAAACATGATACCTTCACCAAAGCCATCCTTTGGAGAACCATCATCATTTGTCTTCTCAGCACCGTCACGCAAGCAAACACCCTTGAGTGCTTTTGAGTTACCCTTGAAGTATTCCTTCACTAGTGAATCAATACCATCTTGGATACGTTTGATATCCTGTGCGTTTTCCTCTTTGTCCATAATGAACGTAGCGGAATACTTAGGATCTGTTTGTTCTCCACCAGCTCCTTGGAAGCTACTTGCCTTGAAAAGGCTAGGAAAAGAGAGGCGGACATTCTTGATTACGATTTGCATACTTATTATTTGTTATTGTTTTTTACTATTTATTGCCAGAGTGGCAATGAGAGAGATACTTTATATTTAATTGTTGTCAAACACTTTTAGATATTTTCGAAGTTGTCAGTGATTTGTGTAATAATTGAATCACGTTCATCCTGGGCATTTACAAGTATTGGCGAGCCTGGTTTGCGATCAGTTAAATCCTCAAAGCGATTCTTAAACCTAGTTGATAGAGTTTCTTTTTTGAGAAGCTTCTCAGCCTGTGCCAATGATATTAGTTTCTTGGTGTAGCGATCCTCAGACTTGATCTTAGTCTTAATAAGTTTGTCAGCCTCGGATTCGTTGGTCCACTTACGTTGACCTCTATTACCCTGAACAATTTTTAAACCTTCTACCGGGAGACCTTTTAGTATTCTTTCTTTGGCATCGTCGGTTACAGAATTGACCCATTTAATTAAGTCTTTCCCATGGTTTACAACAGTAGCAATTTGTTTATCGCTTAGAGTCTCAAAGCTTGGGCCCACAAATTTATCAGTTGGCTCTTCTTTTAAATCTGAGAGTTGCGCAACCGCATCAATTGAAGCGCGGCTAAAATTATTTGTGGCATAATCAGCCCTTGCGGAACAAACACCTTTGGCAGGACAAAACTGACAACCCTCCTGGCTCGGATAGAAATCTAAGTCATGGCCCTCAGTAATATCTACAACGGCATTTGTAATTGGCTTACAGAACTCAATTAGTTCGCCTAGGTTTAGTGACCAAACACGGGTAGGGTTGTCACCCCTTGTGCGTGGTTGATGAATCGATATGATAACACTTGTGTCCGGAGTAAAATCAATTTCAGACCAGAGGTTTTCAATCAAAGACATAGCGTAGATTGCTAACTGTGAGTTGTCTTTGGCTTCAACCTCAACACCTTTACCATATTTTAGGTCTAAGATCTGAACGCTTTTCTGTGAAACCACTGCGTAGTCAACTGTACCCGTGTCCTCAGGTTTGTAAAAGAGAGGTACGGAGCTTTCAATAAGCACCTTATCTCCTTCCTTCACAAGCCTCTTAGCTAGGTTTACATAGCTACCTACGGCCTCACACATCTCCTCGCCATCATAATCGCTCTCAAGTATCTCAGGGTGGAAAGGGATATCATCCAGGTCCATTAAACCCTCGAGTACATTTGAAGCAAACTCATGAGCAAGGGTACCTTCCTCAGCATATGAAGAGGTGCCACCGAGTTTGATTCTGCCCTCGGCGGCTAACTCATCGATAAAGCTTACGGACCTTGTGCATTCCATCCATCTCTTGGAGGCACTGGGTGCTAGTTTTGAGTGAGTGCTCATTAGTTTGGGCAGTCCTCAAGTTTAATTCCAGCGGCATCCTCAAGATCTTTTAAGAATGAATCAATGTCCCCGGTAAAAGCTGTTAGGTTAGTTACACCATTCTTTTTTAATACCCCAGAAAGACCAACTTTGTCTTTTTTCACTTTGATCATGTAGGTAGCAATAACACGGCAGTCCTCAATAGTTGCGGTTGATTTACTTTCAACTACTGGCTCCGGCTCTTCAACTACTGGCTCTGGCTCTTCAACTACTGGCTCCGGCTCTTGTACTACTGGCTCTGGCTCTTGTACCTTAACGATCAAAGGTTCAACCTGTTTAGTAACAGATGCATTTAAAAGTGCATCGGTGTTTCTTTCGAGTGCTTCAAGAAGCATTTGGATTTTATTTTCTAGTGACATATTTTTTATCTTGTTTGGTTTTATATTAGTCCTTCTGAGAGAATGTTGAATGCCACTGCTGCACACTGCGGAACTTGTCCGTTACCAATGGCTTTAAGTCGGTCCACCCGATTGGCCACCCCATGAGCCACTCGACCCACGGCGGGTTCAGTTGTCCCGTCTGCTTCACCTTGTGCTTCTCGTTCACTTGCTCGCCCAAGTTCCCCTTGCCCCGATCCGTCAGCGCATCCTTGTGCATGAAGCATCTCGGCGTTCCCCATTTCTGCTGGGTCTGTGTGCCAAAATCCATTGCAACCTTTTGCCCCAGCGTAGCTAGTCCGGGTCGCTTCACTCTGCTCGGTGGGACTGTTCCCATTGAGTCCTTCCAATCCCTTGCTAGTGGCGTAGGCCATCTCTTCACGGAGTCTGCTAGATTCAAGCTGTGACTCGTCTTGCCGTTCTTTGATAATCTCCGACCAGTCTCCGTCAGGATTGCATCTGGATGCTCCGTCTCTTGACACGTCGGTGTAGGCCAAGTCTTCTGATATTCCTTCCACGCATCCATTTGTTCTGGATGCACACAGTCCCGCAGGTTCGCTGGTCGGCTGCGCCCTGGTCTGGCCTGAGTCGCTTCCTTGTGTAGTGCCTTGGGACTCTTCGGTGGCAGCGTTTCCATCGTTGTTGGTGTCGGCCAAGTCTGATTTGGATTCACAGGGGATTTGTGCCAGTCCCAGCACGGCTTCTTTCCGCTGATCTGGACTTGCTCCTGTAATGTGCCTGGAGGCAACGTCTTCCTCCCAGTTGCTTCCCTTGCTTTCCCCTTCTTCTCCCACGACTCCGCACTTCTTAATGGAACTTGAATGCAAGTCGGACTCATCCAGTTCACATCTGTAGGCCAAGACCCACATTCTGTCGCGCTTGTGCGGCGCACCGACAGCCCCAGCTCCGATAATTCCCCATCGAGCATTATACCCCAGCGCGGCCAAATCTTCGAGGACAACTCCAAGTCCCCTAGTGCGAAGCAGTGGTGAGTTTTCGGCAAAGACAAATCGAGGCCGCATCTCGTCAATGAGTCGCGCATATTCCTTCCATAATCCCGAGCGTTCGCCGGTAATTCCTGCTCCTTTACCTGCCGCACTGATGTCTTGGCATGGGAACCCTCCGCAGAGAACATCAACTGTCCCCCTCCAAGGTTTTCCGTCGAGTGTACAGACATCGTCCCAGATGGGGAAGGTGGGTAGGATTCCGTCTCGCTGTCTGGCGAGGAGTACATCTCTTGGGTAGGATTCAATTTCGCAAGCTCCAATTGGATTGTGACCAAGTAGTAGGTCACCGAGAATTCCGCCTCCTGCCCCTGCGAAGAGGTGGAAAGTGTTGAGTTGTTTTGTGTATGCCATGTCATTTTATTTGGTTGTTTTTAGTTATTATCTGTTTAAAAAAGTACCGCAGATTCCCCGCTGCGGTGCCGGGTATTTCTCACTCACATTACCCCAAAGTGAGCAAGAAAAATTGAATGAGCTAATACGGAAACCGTTTATTGTAATCGTGTCAAGCAAAGGGTTGATTTTTTATTCTTCTAATCCCCAGGGGGTGCCACTTAAATCAATCCCCGACTGTATTGCTAACTGCACTAAAACTTCAGCAACTACCTTGGCTCTATTTGAATTGTTTTCATACCCTGGTAATATCTCAAGTAGCTCGTCGCAAAGCATCTCGAACATTACCTCGGCACGTTCTTCATTTGGTTCTTCACTATGCATGAAAGACAATGCTTTGTTCATTAACAAGGTTGTTGCCTCCTCAGTTATTATTGTTTTTGCCATAATTTTTTAACTTTTCCCCAATATTTATCCGTGCAAGCTTTTTTGTAGCCATTGGGACCACCATTGTGGATCCTTGCGATGTCTTCAATTGTTGGCTCCCTGCCTAGTCTTTCCTTGGTTGCATATCGAGCCATGTAAGCCTCAAAGATCTGAATAGCCACATCCCTTTGAAAAGCATCCTCATGGATCCAATCTTTTCCGGCATGTTCGGCGGCATCCTGGACGTATGCAGCATGCATCTGGAGGCAACCGTACGCTTTCCCGTCATCTCCTATTGCAAAGTCATTGCCACCGGATTCAATCGTTATAAGTGCTAGTATAAGTGTCATGTATGTCATGGCTTAGCTTCTAAAGTGCTTCTCGATTTTATTAGACTCAACATATAAATCAAAGTCTCGGTTGAAGACAGCTCGGTGCGTAACCTGTAGCCACTGGCCTATGTGCTGCGGTGCAGTGTTGCGGTTCTGTCCATCTAACCCTGCCCTTGCCAGCCTGTCTTTAATCAACTGGTTTGCTTCGGGGTCAAGTGGTTTCTCGCCGTCATTAAGGTGGTGCATGTGATCGTTCTTTGTGTATTTCTTAGTCATAATGTGCGCCCTACCGGGCTGGTTGGTGGTTGTGTTGGATTTCCTTGACTTGATTTTACTTGAGCTGAAGGTTATCTAAATATTATTGTAAATCCAGAACCTTGATTTATTGGCAAGAAATTGTAGTCCATCCACTCATCGGCTTCCTCGTTGCTCGTCCCCATAGCCATTAATTCTCTATACATTAAATTGTATTCATAGACTAGGTTGTTTTTTTGATCGTTACCAACTATGGCACTGTCAAGCCCTGTGAATCGAATGGCCTCGGGGTTTGCACTTTCTAAGTAATATTCTGTATCTTTTATCATAATATTTCAGTTAGTTCGCTGTTAATTTCCCCTTCACCATTTATCAAACCTGTGTCAATTAGATCCAAGGCCGTCCGTTGGTAGTAACCCTGGAGGTGATTTATCTGACCTGTTTTTATTAAATTGGAAAACAACTCAAGCACTTCCATGCTATTTAATTCCCCAGCTTCGAACTGCATCATTTTATCTAAGTTATCCATTTTTCTATTAGTTATACATGTAAGTTGCGACTTCGGATTCGATCATGTTCACATCCGTAAATGTGAGATGATTCATTACTGGGCCGTTCAATTTGAAAAAATCCTCAGTGTCTGGGTCATAGATTTTTGCATCAACAATATCCACATGCTCAATTTCGATTTCTTCCCAGCTTTCTACACCTCTGTGTGTGTCACATTTACATTCCTTGCTGTAATAATAAACATCAACTTGCACAGTGGCATTTCCGATGCTGAGTTCTACTTCTACTTCAATTGATTTGTATTTTTCTTCCATGGTTGTTTTCTTTTTATGTTTATTTTTGTAGGCAAAGATTAAGAGCAGATGATACTCCCTTTGCATTGGCTCCGGCTCGACGCATTGCAAGGGCAAACATCTTAGCAACATCTTCGTTGCCTTTACTTAGCTGAGAAAGCATCGACCAATACCTACCGTAGTGGTCTTTGGTTGTTTTAATGCTGGCCTCCACCTCATTTACAAAGGGTGAAAAATCTTCGGCGAGATCGTTTAGTAGTTTTTCTTTTTGTTCGTTTGTCATATTTATCTTGGTTAATTTTTTCTGGTTAAGTGAAGCAACATAAAAAACCGATTTTAGGTTCTAGTCAAGTAGATTTGTAGATTTTTCTTTAAATCTTTCTTCAGCTATACTTTGAAGGTCTAAACCCTTAAGCATCGAGTCATATTCAAGCCACAGTGTGTGGCGTTCGCCATTCAACCGGTAGCGGCCAGCCTGGACGTATCCCATCTGACGTAAGACGTTTGCAAGGTACTTACTGTTGGTCCTGTTACCCAACTCAGCATTGAGTGCATTTAGCAATGAGGTTGATGATATTAAGTCCGACTGGATCAATGGGTGATCGCCATCCTCGAGGAGCTGGTCGGTCAGTAGCTCGGCTTCAGGCATTGTGGCCTGTTGCATCTCGAGTTGGTAACGTGTGACCGGTGGAGGCCCGTCGATTGGGAAGTCATCAGGTATCTCAACACGTTCGAAGAAAGCACGGATCGCCCTAGGATAATTCTTTATCAAGTCCGCCACCCGATCAAAGTGACCCGAAGCATTAAGCTCAAGCACCTGGGCCTTGGTTTGCACCCACGACTTTATCACAAGGTAACGGCGCGAACCGGCACTGATCGCGAGTGCGTCTGGAAAGTTGGTGAACAATATATAGTTGGTCACGTTATCAACTTCACGGTGATCGCGGTACTTCTGATTGATCGATACGTGGTCATCCGCAATCGGCTCTTTAAGCTTATTCTCAACCTCATAGCGTGAGTGTCCCTTGGAGTGGATCTCGTTGAGTACGGCCAACTGTGTGCCATAGGCCCAGTCATTGTAAGCGGAGAAAATCTTCTCGGGATCGACCACCTTCACATGACCATAACCCAGGGCCGACCGAATCAACTTCGCGAGTAGGCCCTTACCATTACCTTCCTGGCCCTGCGAGAGTGGTGCCCACCGGATCTTCTGACCTGGCCTTTGCACCAGCACAGCAATGAATTGTATCAGCATGTCCTGAAGCTCAGGTTCCTTGGCCAGGATGGCGATGTGAGATCGTATAATGTCACCAGCCTTCTTGATGTCCGCCTCATTGGTGGATGCCTCGGGATGGGTCATACGGTAAGTATTAACGTAGTTGATGCCATCCTTCTTAACGAAGCTCTCGTCGGGGTTAGCCGGGTCGTAGACATCTGAAAAGACCGTTGGCACTTGCAGGTCATTAAGAACAAAGTCTTGGGGCCGTACAAGTGGCGTGTTCTTAGCACGGATGTTATCAGCCTCTCCAATCTCCTCGAGTTGCTCTTTGGTCGGCAGAAGGTATCTAGCATACAATGAGTCGAAAGCATCTCGGTCCATAGCCTCTCCCGTGCCAACACGGAATAGTTTCTTGGTCTCACCTACAAAGCACAGGCCACGTGCCCAGCTCGGAATTGGTTTGTCCTTTTCCTTTTGATCCTTCTCAGCCTGGCGGACCGACGAGTGTTTCTTCTTTAGAGACTTGCGTAGGGTCGTGATCAAAACCTTCTGCTCAAATTTCTGTGAGCCAATCCGGCATATCTGAGACAGAAGCGAGTCCTGCAAAGTTGGCGTTAGGAGGGGGCATCCAGCGATCCTGTCCACGCCCTTACCAACCAATGACGCAAATGTTTCAGACTCCTCCAGCCACTTCTGGATGTCCTTAAAATACCTTTGCTGAATCTCCTCATTGTCCCAGCCGGATGACTTCGCTATTAACAAAGTGGTGCGGATTGTCACGGGCACTCGGTCGCTTGTATTCGCAGCGAAGTACTGCCAACGCTTCTCTACGTCTTCACGGCTTGTATACTTACTGCCCTTAGATGACCACTCGTCAAATGCATCAAAGGCATCCCCGTCACAGTCAACGAACTGGTGCCGCATGCCCATCCCCACTTTCACCCATGACATCATGTCTAGGTCTGGGTCAGTTTGTGAGAGCGCATCCTTAACGTCATCCAAGGTCACTGAGTCAAGCCTAGGCATGAGGAACTCGAGACCTGACAGGTTATCACTGAGTGACTGCTTGCGGCCACCCGACTTCGACACAGTGTCTAGAAGCTCGGTACCAATGAAAGCATCCTCACCCAGCGCGACTCCGGTGTGCCTGTGGGCCAATACAGGGTGGTCGTTCTCAATGTTTGTATCGATAAAGGTGGTGGGCCTGTACATGGCCTGGCTTGGTATGCATGACTCCACCGTGATCTTTGTGATGCCTAGCTTGCCAGCTACCCACGATACAGCACTCTTATACATATCAGGTGAGAAACCATCAGCCTCCACCACAACTCGGATCCTAGGGTTCTCCTGCTTATAAGAAGCCGTCTTGTAGATCGCAAAGTTGTAGTTGCCCAGCATCTCATAGACCACGCCGATGTTCGATATGATCGTGGCGGCATCGTCGTTGTCATCCACATCGATACACACCAGTGAGATCGACTCACAGTTGGCTATTGTCTTTACAGCCTTGTCCTCCTGGTCGGTCTTGAATGCTGCCGGTGTGAAGTACTTCACGCACTTATACTTCTTCTGATCCTCAGGATCCATATTGTGGAATTCCGAATAACTCTTATTGATCCGCACAGGGTAGTTGATCTGTGTATCAAAAAACTCTTTGAAATCTGTGATGTTCAAACGATAGGCAAACTTGAATGAAGTTCTACCTGGGTCGGCTCCGAAGAATGGATTATTTCCTTTTGGCATTGTTGTTATTTTCTGGGGGTTATTGTTGCGTTGAATTTATTTCAGTAAGTTACCGCATGGTCCACTGATGGCATGCTCCGGTGTCATCTCTAGATTCATATCAAGGTCTATCTCCATGATGTTCGCGGGATGGTAATAAGAGCTGAGGCCATTGCGTGGACGTATCTCATACTCAGGAAATTTGCGGAAGTACAGGATGTATGCAACAAACATTGCCGGAATATACTTGGTGCCATATAAAGATATGAAGCACTGCCTACCTATAATGTATCCCGCCTTGGCACCTTCGAGCCTACCCTCTACCGAACGCTTCCAGTATATCTGTGCTTTAGGCATAGGGTTTTGCTTGGTCCACTTCTCACAGTCGAGGCGGAAGTTATGCCTGAAGTCAGCGACCGTAAGGTCATTCATTGGTTTCCTCCGTGTGGAGTTCTTTGGGCGACCAATTTTCTTTGTAGTTAACATAGTGGGGGGTGGTTTATAGACCTAGGGTTTAGAGACCGTCAAGCCTTTTAGTTTAAATTTATTTAAACAGAAAGTAGTATTGTTATAGGCTTGAGCTACAAACTGAAAACTGTATATTGGTCGGAATGAAACTCAATGCAGGTCTCAACCCAAAACGATCAAAATTTTGTCAGCTTATAGCAAGCGGGTCCTCAGTGTCCGAAGCCTACGGTGAAGCCTATGAGCTTGATGAGAACCAGCCGAGGACCGCAGGTAATAACCTAATGCGTATCGAGTCCATCCAGATGGAGATCAAGCGACTACAGGCAATCACCAGGGATGTCAGCGACCATGAGAATCTACTCACCAGGAATGAGAAGCGCAAATACCTAGCAGGTGTTGTCAGGGCCAATGTTCTCGAGATCGACCCCGACAACCCTGACGACCCGAGTGGGTGGCTTGTGGAGTCTGTAGTACGCCAATATGATAAAGAAGGCAATCTTGTGCGTACCACTGTCAAATTACCTTCTAAGCTACAGGCCCTAGAGATGGACAACAAAATGACCGGGGAGAACCAGCCAGATGTGATCGAGCACAAGCTTAGCGGTGGCGTGATGCTCATCCCTACGGGAGGTGACACTTTAGACTCCTGGGAGAAGATGGCAATTTCCCAGCAGGGGGGTTTGAAGGATGGGTCGATTGATGTCGAAGCGGATGAGGCTGATGATGTCGATTAGTGATGATCAACATATCAATTGTAGTGTATGATATGTTGGATGCCAGTTGTTATCTTCATTTTTGCCTTTTAGTCGATTGATTTTCAGGAAAAAAGTGGGGTTTTGTGATTTCGTCATTTTTGAAGATATATTTTCCTTTTAGGAAATAAAACCCTTTTAAAAAATTATATCGTGGAAAAAGATGATATAATCTGACGAAGGTGGCCGCTAAAAAATGGGGGGTCATTTTGGAGGCCACCTTTTAGGTTTTATAAGTAACTGATAATCATTGTATTATAGTATTGGTGGCCTCTCAACCTCTCAAATGGGTCATAAATAGGATATGTGAGTAAAATTAAAAAAGTTAGATAAAAAAATTACACACAGGGGGGGAGAGCTTTTCCCCCCATTTTAGGGGTTGAGAGGACAGAGGTTTGTAACTTGTTAGTTGTGTGGGCTTTATAAACTTGGTATCCTGGCCGCTAAAAAAAAAGGTGTTTTTTGGAGGCCACAACGATTTGGGACCGTCTGGCATTTGGGACCGTCTGGCATTTGAGACCGTCTGGCATTTGAGACCGTCTGGCATTTGAGACCGTCTGGCATTTGAGACCGTCTGGCATTTGAGACCGTCTGGCATTTGAGACCGTCTGGCTTTTTGCCGATTTTTTTTACACACACCAGGCCACTCCCCCACCACTCCCCTACCCTACCCTACCCTACCGGATTTTTTTTACATTTTTTTTACATTTACATTTTTTTTACATTTACACTTTTTTTACATTTACACTTTTTTTACATTTACACTTTTTTTACATTTTTTTTACATTTACACTTTTTTTACAATTCACCCGGTGATGCTCTACCCGGTGATGCTCTACCCGGTGATGCTCTACCCGGTGATGCTCTACCCGGTGATGCTCTACCCGGTGATGCTCTACCCGGTGATGCTCTACCC